CAGCCGTATAGCTGCTCAGATCCTGTCCTTCAACTACTGGTGTGGCGGAAGCAGAACTAAGGCTGTCCGTTTGCCACTCGAAATATGTGTTCTCTGCACTACGGCTGCCAATGTTACTCTGAAAGGGAGTGGCTGTCGGAGAAATATCCGCAATCAGATCACTCAAATCCTCCCTGATCCCTTTGGCATCGTAAGTAGTGAACGTATTAGTTACAACTGCCATAATTTAACTTTTAGTTAGTCCGCGAGCAGTTCACCAAACAAGGGTGCGGCATCGTCCACTTTTCCAGTGGTTTTCAGCCTTTGCCTCATGGCTTTCTGCTTACGGGAGCGCACCCTCTGGGAAGTCTCCTTGTTCCCTGCTTTTGCGCTTCCGATTTTAGATTTAGCCGTCTGAGTCTTCTGGCCGTTGATGAGTTGGTTATAAAGCGTAGCATCCCTCAGAACCATCAATGTTCTGTGATCGTATAGTTGACCCAGTTCATCGTCGCTGAATCCTCGCATTTTCCCATACTCTAACAGCTTACGCTGTTCATCGGCCTGAAGATCCGAGTCGGACCATTCAGGAATCTTTTCCAGCACCAGTGACCGTTCCTGGGCAAGGTGTTTTTCCAGTTCCTCAGATTGCTGACTCTGAAGGAGTTGCTGCATACGCCCTTGTTCCTCTTGCACGGCTTGAATCTGCCCTTCCCGATCTCGCTCCATCTGCTTGAGCTTTAGCCATTGAACGGGGTCTTGTCGCTCTAGCGTATCCCAATCAATGTTCGGTTGTGCGGCAGCTTCCATCTGTTGCCGAAGTTGCTGAAGCACAGACGCATAGGTCTGACGCTCCTGCGAAAGAGCCTGTTGTTGACCTCCGAACGCATTGCGCTCATCTGCCAGCGCCTGACTCTTTTGTGTGAATGACGATCCCCTCTGGTAGCCCGATAAGAGTTCGTCCAGCGGAATCTGCATCTCTTTGCCGTCTACGAGTACACGGTAGGTTGCACCTCCACCTTCGGATTGTTCTTCGTCAGCTTCCTCGTCTGCGAACTCATCCACTTCATCCAAATCGTCGGATAATTCGGATTCTACTTCCTGCTCTTCCTCAAAAGAGTCCTCTGCCTCAACTGGCTCGGGTTGCTCTTCTGGTTCTCCGACAAGCATCTCATTGAACGAATCTGAAATCTCGTCCATAGTGCGACGTTTACGGTCACTCCCTGCTGGGTTGGTGACTGTTGTTTCGCTCACTATTTTCTCCGTTTCTTGGATTTAATACTTTTTTCTACAGCCCAATCAGCGACCAGGGTGCGAAGTCCACGAACAACCTCGTCCAGTCCCCGTCCCTGCATAAACAAATTCTCTCTAGTGTTCACCTCATTCAACTCCGTTAGATGCCATTGTGTGACGATGCTGGCTCTTGCGGTTTCGATAACTTCGGTGAACACGGGATCTTTTAATATCTCATCTGCTCGTTGGCCTTTCTGCTCCCGAGTCAGGTCATTCATTGTCTAGCATTTTCTTCAAGATTTCAAGGTCTACCTTCGATTGGAATTTTTCTTCAGCCTCAAATTCCCTGATTGTCAGGTCTCCTGCGATCCTTGCACGCTCGCGTTCATCCATCTGCTGGGCCTTAGATGCGTCCAGCATGACCTTCTGCTCGGCTATGCCCAGCTTCTGTTGGTCAACTGCCGTGCGAGCTTGGATGTCTGCCATCTGCGCCTGCATCATCAACTCCTCTGGAGTCGGTGGTGGCGGTTCAGGTGGTGGTGGTTGCCAGTCCACTGGAATTGGCTTGAAGAACTGGTCGGTGTCCTTGTAGCCACTGATCTCCAACATCTTGGCGAGCGTGTTTCTGATATTGCCCAGGCCGACAAGTGGATTGTCTGGTCCGAGTTTTTCCATCGCCTCGGTCTGTCTGGCCGCAATGTTATTCAGCACCGCCAGCCTCTCGTCGGTTACTCCCGAGCCGAGGCCCACATTCACGGAGCAGTCCATAGAGGAATCCCACACCCTGGGATCCACTGGCACCCACTCGTTACGCAGGCGCACAACGCGCTCCTTGTCCTGGTGCGTGATGACGAGCTTGAGTAGTCCCTTGAATAGAGGTTTGAATCCATTCTCGGCAAACAGTCTAGCCATCATTTCCAGGTGCTGTTCGGCACCACGAATCGTGGCGGTTACAGCGGCCCTGGTGGTGGATTGCAGCACATCGGGGTCGAGTCCTTGGGATGCAGCGGTCTGGCCTGTGCGTGATTCCTTCATCTGGTCTAGATACGCGACCATAGGGAAGGCTTCTTTGCCCAGGAACGGCACATTCAACTGCTGCACCATACCAGGTTGGCGCATCCTGATGATCGAACCTACTTCTGGGTTAAGGACATCATCTATGTCCACCATGCCTTCAACTATAGATGTTCTTGGATAGAGCGCGAAACTCAAGCTATCAAGCATACCACGCAGTACGGCTGACTTGATTCTCTGGATGTCTTTAGTCAGATCGGCCAGATCAGACCCAAAGAATATGTGAGGCTCTGGGTCGCAGGCGAACATCGCGAATGGTATCTCGTCCGCTGACTCGTTGTTAACGACTTTATAGCCGTCGCCCACCGTGCAGACCCGTCTGAGTTCGGCTATGCCGTCCCCGTCGTAGTCGATGTAGCACCACGCTTCCACATATAGCACACGCCTGCGTTCGTAAGCAGACAACGGACCCACGGAAGCGCGACCCTTGTACCGCGCCCAATACTCGTCTGTACCTGTAAACGCCACTTCATCCGACAGATGCTCTTCCAGCATTTTCCTGTCATAGCCCAGTGCAACCAGGTCGGACACGGTAGCCATCGTTCTGTGTCCCACAACCATCGCGTCATCAAGGCTGGTAGCTGCTGCGTCCACGAAGAACTCTTCTGGAGGCATCGTTTCGATCTTGACCTTATTGCGTTTTACCTTGCGCGTGATCTGGGCGTCATAGATTTGGGGCACAGGCATACCCTGCGCTTCCATCATCATGGCCTGCTCTTGGGGCACGTTAGGTGCTGGACGCGCCTCCACGGACACGGCCTCCACGCCCTCTTCCTGAAGGATGAGTCCCAGTTCTCCCTCATCCAGATTTTCAAACGTGTGAGTCGTAACAGTAATTGAGTCGTCCCACCACCATTTTACGAAGCCGCCTTTGTTCATTAGCGCGTCCTTGAACACGCTATAGAACAGGGCCACCGCATCGTTGTCCTGTTGGATGATGTAATTGATGTAGTCTGTTGCCTGCTCTGCCATCGCTACGTCTTCGCCAGAACGGGGCACGAACTCCACGAACTTCTGGCTACCAAAGAACACCCTCATCATAGAGGGCAGCACGGCCTGCACGGAGTCTCTCACATCCCTACTGACTACCGACGATCTGCCGTCTACCTCGTTACCGAATGGATCGCCCCTGTAGTACCTGGTTGATTCAGCGCGAATAGGGCTTATGTCATCATCTATGTACTGGATCGCATCGGTGATGTAGGCACTAACTGCAACCTGTATTTCCTCTTCCGTCATCTGTTCGGGTGGCGCGGCTCCCTCTTCTGTCTGTGCCTGCTCTGTATAAGCCAACCCAATAACTCCTGTTTTAATTATTAACAGCTAGGGTAGGGGCACCCGTGGTGGTTGAGTGGTTATTTAAGTTTGGCTATTGGGATTAGGCACAGCCAAACCCCCTACACTATGCCTATTAAATCACGCCGTATCTTACCCCTGTGCCTGCCAGCGCGACCACCTATAGCTGTACCAGCGTCTGATGCGAAAGTCAACACGAACGCATCGGCAGAATCTGGACTCACCACACCGCGCTTCTTTAAGTCTGCTTTTGATTCGATTTTCACGCGACCCGTGGAGGTGTAGTTGTAGCGCACGGTCACCAACTCGGTCTTCAACCGCTCGTCCCTGGGCAGGCGTACATCCCTGGCCTCCAGCCACGCTTTGGCCTTATACCACAGTTCCGCTCTAAGGTTCAGATAGTGCTTCCCGAGCGCAGGGCTTTCTCCCACGTTGATCGCGTAGGCTGGCAATTCAAGCTCCCTGAGTCTGTCCGCCACACCAGCACCCAACCCGATAGCGTCCACGAATATCTCAATCGGTTTTTCCTCGGTACTATCGTACTCGGCTTTGATCGCCCCAGTAAGCTGCATGGTGTCGAGGTTGCGCCACAACCGAATCGGCTCAGTGACCGCGTTGCCTTTTCTCTTGCATAGCGCGGACGAGTCTGCGCCGAACCTGGCTACGTCCACGCCCCATATTGTGGGACCGAACTCCGTGGG